GGGCAGGCCGGCCCGCTTGCTACTACTAGGAGGGAGGCATAGTGCAGCGGCTCGAGCGCACGATACGCAACACAGCAAAGCAAGCACCCAGCCTTCCCAACATTTGGCCGTCGCTCACTGACCGGCAGATAGCTTTCCGCCGCGGCGAAGTGACTCTTATCGCCGGCCAGCCTGGCGCAGGTAAGTCAACATTGGCATTGAGCCTGGCAGTGCGAGCAAACGTGCTCACCTTGTACTGCTCAGCTGACACCCACTCGCACACGATGAGCCTGCGGCTACTAGCCATGCTCACGGGTAAAGAGCAGACCGATATAGAGGTCGCTATGGCTGAAGACCCAGCCTGGGCCGAGGCCACGCTGCGCTCAGCCGACCACATTCGCTGGTGCTTTGACAGTGCACCAAGCGTGGCCACAATCGAGGCCGAGATAGCTGCCCATGAAACGTTGTACGGGATGCCGCCTGAGCTGGTAGTCGTGGACAATTTGACCGATGTTGTCAGTGCTGAAGGTGACGAGTGGGGTTCCCTGCGTGGCCTGCTCAAGGATTTCAAGTGGCTAAGCCGTGAGCATTCCTGCTCATTCACTGTCCTGCATCACACCTCCGAGGGGTTCAACACTCCCCCAGGTTTCTGCCCGCCACGGCAAGCATTGCAAGGCAAAGTTGCTGCCACTCCGGCAGTCATATTGACAGTGAGCAACGACAACGAAGGGTTCCTGGGAGTAGCCCCAGTGAAGAACCGTTACGGGCCGGCCACGCCAAGTGGGGCGAACCCTGTCTGGTTGCAGTACAGCCCAAGCAACATGCAGGTCGCTGACTTGGAGGCGCGATGAGCACCTACAACAAAGTCAAAGGCACGAAGTGGGAAACTGATCTTGAGGAATACATCAACGCTGCCGGTGCACGCTGCCGCAGACTGCCCCGCTCAGGCAGCCGTGACATTGGCGACCTGTCTCTGCTGATCCGTAACGACGCAGCCATCATCATTGAGGCAAAGAACGTGAAGAACATTGCCGGCGGCATGGCTGACTTTCTACGTCAGGCTGATGTCGAGTCCGACAATTACGAAGACAAGTACGGCAACGCAACCGTGCCCGTTGTAGTCACAAAGACACGACAGAAGGGCACGGGTGAGGCTCGAGTCACCATGACTCTGAACACGTTGCTTGACCTGCTGCGTCTTGTGGAAGCGATATGAATGCCGAACCTGTCTTTGAACTGTGGCCGATACTCGAGCATTACGGATGGCAGTTACCTGGCCCGCGAAGCGGCTGGGTCACGGTCAAATGCGGAGTGCATGAGGACTCGCACGCAAGCTGCCGGGTCAACAACGATCTAGGTGCAGTGGCCTGCATGGCCTGCGGTTTTAAAGGTGACGTAATCAAAGTGATTGAGCAAATGGAAGGGTGCGGTTATCGTGAAGCTGTCGCTATCGCAGAGAACATATCTGGAAACAGCGACCGAGGCTTACCACAGTCAGCTCGAGCACGCGGAACCGTACCTGTCCGAGCGCGGCATTCCGCTAGCGGTCGCGGCTACGTACCACCTGGGCGTCGTAGTAGAGCCGCTGCCAGGGGACAGTGATTTCGTGAACCGACTCAGCATCCCCTACTGGACGATGGGTGGGGTCGTTGACTTGCGGTTTCGTGCACTGCTACCTGATCAGACGCCGAAGTATTTGAGCCGGCCGTCAGCATCAACCACGTTGTTCAACGTGAACGCTTTGCATATTGACAGTGACACTATTGCCGTATGCGAGGGTGAGCTGGACACGATAGTCATGCACTCGCTAGTGGGTGTGCCTGCTGTCGGTGTTCCTGGTGCGAACAATTACAAGGATCATTACCGGCTGCTGCTTGAGGATTACGCGCGGGTACTTGTCATGTGTGACGGTGACCAGGCAGGCCGTGAACTTGGTAAGCGTGTGGCTGCCGACGTTGAAGGCGCAACGATCATTCACTTACCTGACGGCATGGATGTGAACGATGCGTACCTGGCTGGCGGTGCTGACGGGGTGAAGAAACTGGCTGGCCTATGAGCGGAGCATTCATCTTGTACGCGAGCCTCGTTATCGGTGGCTTGTTTGCAACATATGCCTCGATTGCAGTAGCAGCGTGGCTTGGCGCGGAATGGGAAGAACGGCAGTGGAGGAAGAAGCATCCGACCGACAGGGGGAAATGGAATGTGGAATGAGCCCGCAGGATTGGGAGAGTCTCCTCCTCTATCTCAAGAACATTGGCTTAGTGGTGGACATGAGCGACCGGCGAACTGGGAAGATTCACATTTCGCTACCACCAGTGCGCCGCCGGTGAGCCCTGCCTATGGCATGAGTGCTGAACAGTTGGCCCGCTACCAGCGCAGGTTCTCAACGTATGCACGACTACGCCTACTCGGCACAGGCAAACGTGAATACGGCAAAGGTAACCGGCAGGCTTTCGAGGACATGAGTTTGCACCGGCTGATAGATGAGGCCGTTGATGAGCTCGCTGACTTAGTGAACTACGCAACCATGATCGCTATTCAATTCCAGCGGTTGAAGACTGACGTTGAGGACATCGCATGAAACGTGTCTGGTTGATCAGTGACATGCAAGTTCCCTACCATGACCGTAAGGCTGTTGATGCTGTATCGCAGTGCATTACAGACATGCGTAACAAGGAAGACATCGTGGTCACTGTCGGTGACGAGATGGATTTCCAGACGATTGGCCGCTGGTCGCAGGGTACGCCGCTCGAATACGAGCGCAGCATGGGCCGTGACCGTGACTTGACGGTGCAGATTCTTCGTGACCTGCAAGTGGATCACGTTATCCGCTCGAACCATACGGACAGGTTGTTCTCGAGCATCATGCGCCGGCTGCCTGGGCTGCTCGGTGTCCCTGAGCTTGAGCTGCGGAACTTCTTGCGCTTAGACGAGCTCGGCATCGAGTTCCATGAGGAGGCGTTCCGTGTTGCACCTGGCTGGTGTGTGATGCACGGTGACGAGGCAGGGTTGAGCACGATAGCTGGGCAGACGGCAGCGAAGTTAGCGCAGAAGGTTGGCTTGTCTGTTGCCTGCGGGCACACGCATCGCCTTGGGTTGCGTCCCGATTCGCAGTCCGTGAATGGCCGGCTGACCCGCACGATCTGGGGTTTTGAGGTCGGCAATCTGATGGACATGCGTAAGGCTAGGTATGCGAAGACTCACAACTGGCAGCAGGGATTCGGCATTCTGCTGGTAGACGGTAAGACAGTTACACCACTCCCCATCCCGATTAGCGACAAGCAGTTCGTGGTGGATGGAGTGCAATACAAGTGGACGTAGATATTTTTGATGACCGTGTGATGCGTGCCTGCCGGCGGGCAGCATTGAAGGTGGCTCGAGTCAACAAGCGGTATGTGGAAGTGGCCGATGTGCAAAGCGAGATGTACGTCTGGGTTGCTAAGCATTCGCTGGCCGTTGCTGATTGGCTTGAGCAAGGCAACTATGGGCTGAGCAAATTGAACGTTGCCCTATACCGTGCAGGTCACCGGTATTGCAGCAAGGAGCGGGCCCGACTCACGGGCAGCCAGCTCAGTGACTTCTACTGGTACACACCTGGCGTGATTGAAGAACTACTACCTGAAGTGTGGCAGGTAAGTAACTGGGTGTTGGCTGCTAGCGGCGACCAGGGGCGTAGCCATAAAGACCCAGCTGAAGGTGGCAACCGGCTGGCGATGCTGATTGATGTGGCGTGGGCCGTGTCCACCCTTGATGAGGGTGATAAGCGTGTGCTGCGGGAACGTTACGAGCAGGGAATGTATCTGGATGCGATAGCTGAACGGCTTGAGATGACTGAAGAAGGAGCGCGTAAGCGTGTCGAGCGGATACTTGAGAAGCTGATTGAGCGGCTCGGTGGCGAGCCACCTTTCTGGGGTGGCGGGCGCAGGGTTAAGTCAAATGCGCAAGCTCAGTCAGAGACTCGCACACAGAACGATGACTAGCAAGCATCATGTTTTTTGCCTTCCATTAGTGTGTCAATTTTTTCCATGATCTTGCACATTGGGCATTTCACTGTGTCGCTGTAGCCAAGCCGCCACCATGAGCACGCTGGGTGATGCTTCATTGTTTCTCTTGGAGGGCCAGCAGGGCAGCAAGGATTGCTGCGTGTTCATCAACCGCCGCCCAGTTTCCTG